GTCGAAAACAATAACATTTGGAGAAATCACATTTGAGTTCTCAAGGTCTATACCATTGGTTGGCGGGGTTGAAAGCAATCGCCCTGTCGACTTTCCAACTGAGGTACGGTACGACCATGTGAATCCTCAGGTGAATGTAACCAAGGCAACTGACCCCCCTCGCACCTCTGAACCAATCAAGGGTGCGCTTGTTGAGGGTGTTCCTATCCAGGTGGTGGCCCAGTCTGAGGGCGCCACTCTCCAGGCTGTAAAGAAAAGGTGCGACTATCGGCCATCGCCCGACGTAAGTGACCTCTTTGTTGGGGGTCACCACATGCTCATGGAAAAGCTTCATGAGCGCGAAGAAATACGTTTGGACCGTGGTATGATAGAAGCTTATCTCGATGAGATGAGCGGGTTGAAGCGGGAGAGGCTTGCGGCGTTGTTAGACTCGCAGGACTTCACACTCCCCGGGTATACGGATAAAGTTGTGTTTGCAAAATCTGAGGCTTTGCTCAAACATGAAGGAGGCCAGCCACGCGTCGTCTATCAAGGCGGCGACATGTACAATCTTGTCATGGGCTCCGTCGTGTATTATTTGTCTCGCAGGATTGCTGAGGAGTTGTCACGCAAGAATCCCAAGAACGTAGGGAATGAAGTCTTGTATTGCGTGGGACTCACAGCAGACGAGATAGCAGATTTAGTGCATCATACCCCGGGTGAAGCCTATGAGAACGATTTCAAGAACAACGACGGAACTCAACCTGCCGGTGTTCGCAAATGGGAGTCCATGTTTTATTACAAACTGGGCGCGCCAAGGTGGTTTGTTAGGGAGTTTGCTGCCAACACATCAGTGAGAGTGTTCACTAGGTATGGGTTGAAGGGGCGAGTGCAAGGGCAACGTTGGTCCGGCGAGGTTACTACCACGACCGGCAACGGGTATGTCAATGCGTGCATTTCACTCGCGGCGTTGCAGCAAGCAGGCATAACTAGCAGTTCCACCTTTGTCTACGGGGATGACAACATGACGTATACTGTGCAAGATCGGAGTCAGGTTTCCGCTGGCTTCGAAACAGTTGCGACGAGCATAGGCATGAAACCTGAGGTCAAGGTTTTGCAGAAACGCGAGCAAGCGACGTTCTTACGCAAGCGTTTTGTGCCTAGTGTCAATCGAACATTCCCCGTGCCGTCTTTTGGTCGTGTGGTGAGCAAATTGCCTGTCCGGGCGAACTACAACCGGGCAGTGTCTGATGCAGATTATATGAGTGGCAAGTTGTTGTCTGCCGCTTATGAGCATCGCCACATCGCAACTCTACGGACTCTCCTTTTGCAAACAGCCGAACAACTGTCGCCAACGCCTTATTTGGATATGCGGAACCAGGCCATGGCGTACAAATACACTGCGGAGGAACTACGCACGATGACTATTGAGGCACCCACTATTGACCCTGACATGTTAGGTTCGTTTCTGCACTCCGTTTACGGGATATGGGAGCAGGACCTTGTCGATTGTTACGTTTCTGTTTGTGATGGAATCTTGGGATTCCGCCGC